TCCATCATCATCAAGTTAATCATAAATCATATGTAAACATGACAGGTACTACATTAACTGGAACTGGTACATTTAAGTTTGCACCTATCTATACTAGTTCTGCGGGAGTGACATCAAATAAACCATTATTAAGTGTATCAGATGTACGAGATTCTGATGGTACATTGACAGCAAACCAATCAGGTAGTGGACATGATATAATGACTATTGATAGTGATGGATTAACTGTAGGTTCTACAGGAGTTTCAATACCAAGTAAGTATAATCTAACTATAATAAATGCAGCTGGTTCAACTGCTGCAACAATAAAATTTATTGACCCTAATGGATAAATAATATATGGCTAAGAGTAAAACAAGAAAACATGCGGATATAATAAGCTCGTTATCATTTGATGAAGATGGTAATTTAACGGGTTTTGAAAATCCTTCTAATGTCACATTACCTGGTTTAGAAGTCACAGGTAATTCTATATTCAATGGTAATATAGGTGTTGTAGGAAATGCTGTATTCACTGGTGCCACTATTGATATAAAACAAGGTGGTATTTTTCTTGGTTCTGATTCAGATAGTTTTAATGGTACTGCAATACATTATGGTACCGATTCTGATGATGTTTGGACAAACTATGGAACTACAAATCAGGTTGGTAAAACATATCTCAGAGGAAATGTAGATGTTGAAGGAACACTTAATGTTAAGTCTTCTGGAACAATTACATTTAACTCAAATGTCACTATACCAAATTTAACAATGAACTCTGGTTCTACACTTACTTCTACAGGTAAGTCTACATTTACAAATTTAACAACAGCTAACTTCACACTCGGTGGTACAACAGTATCTTCATTTAATACATTTACAATACAAGATTCTGGTGGTTCCACACAATTTACTGGAAAGACCTTTGCTTAGTATAACTCCTACAGCTAAAAAATACATAACTGAAAAAATTAAAAATCAGGATAAAAAGTACGCGTTCCTTTCTATGAAAGGTGGTGGATGTGCAGGATTTGAATATTCATGGACATTTACAGATGTGACTGATGATGGTGTACTAATTGAAGATGTTGTTGTTGTAGATAAGATTGCAGAAATGTATATCTTTGGATCTGAAATAGATTACGTTGAACAGTTTGCGGGTTCACAGTTAGTCATTAATAATCCGAATGCAACCGCCTCTTGTGGTTGTGGTGAAAGTTTTGGTGTTTAATATCCTATTGAATGGATAACATCAGACATAAATAAATTCTTCTCATCAGCTCTTCTTCTTACTAATCCTTGTAAAACTCTTCCGCCAGCTTTTCTCCATTTAGGAAATTCATTAGCTGCACCTTCATAGTCTTGTCTATTTAGTTTTGCTCTGAGAGTAGATGCTTGTAGATTACCTAATCCAACATTAAATGAAAAAGATACTAATGCATCAAATTGATTTTGTGTAAGTCTAGTAATAGGTATCAATGTATTAACACCCCTTTCAAATCTAGCTAGATCTTCTTTGAGAATATCATCAACCTCTTCCATGGAAAATGTCTTATTCCATTTCTTTGGAAGTTTTTTACCATCACCTATAAGATGACCTACACCAACAGTCCATAAACCAATTGGATCCTGGTATGGTTGTTGTCTAACACCTTCATGGTGTTTGATCATCTTTATACAGTTATCACTTACCTTCGTCGGGTTGCTCATCTGATTCTTCTGGTGGGTTTGCTTTTGTGTATGCTTCTGTGAAGGCTTCGAGTCTGTTTCTGACTTTGCCCACAGCTTCCATTTCCATGCCATCGAATGCTCCTCGTTTAGCACATATATCTATAATCTTAATACAATCCGCTACGTCACGAATGTTTAATTCCGCTTTCATAATATACTCCTATTTTTTAATTGCTCTTGAACCAAACCAAAATGCTACGATAGCCGCGAAGATTGAACGTGTTTCTTCTGACCATAATGCATTAGTGATTGCCTCAATATCTCCGCCTTGTGTCAATACAATATAAGCTGCAACTCCTTCTACGAAGAAGAAAATTACAAAAAACAAATATGTAATTACAGGTCTAACGGATGATCTTAGGTTCGTAATCCATTGTGAAGCACCTTTACCAACTTCTGTATCATGTACTAACAACTGAGAATCTCTTTGTACTTCAGCTGCTTGCATCATAGCATCAGCTTTATAACTAGCGAGTTTTTCTTCTCTCTCTAATTGCATAGCCATAACAGAAAGTTCATGTGCTTTATCCTTACGGTCTTGCATGAAATCCAAGACTTTAGGAACAAATGAAGTTCCGAAACCCATGAGTGTGGACAATAATGTCAACATAGTTTACCTCTCTTTATTTGAGTTTACTTACTTCTTTTATGATTTTATCTTTAGTTAAACGCCTGTCGACTTCATAACCAAATTTACGACCATAATCTTCCAGCTCTTTTTTAGTCATCTTTTTCAACTCACTTAATGGTTGAACTTTCAATACTAAAACAGGTTCGGCTGAGAACCATTTCCATATTTTATCAAACATAATTTACCTCATACTATTTATACAGGAATATGCTCTTGCAAGAGCATTATTCATCTCTGTACTTTGCGTTATCATAATCTGATACAATTTCAATTGCTTCATTAATATCATCTCTTTTCCAAAATGCAAGAATATCATCCATTAACTCAGAATGAAAATCAGCAATTGCTTTATCTGCTATTGCAAAACCATATTGATCAGGATCTCTCTTTAAAGGATCTAAAAGGTGTTCATAGTATTTGAATATGAAATGACCTGGGTATTTTGTTTTATCATTCCAATCATCATTTGCAAATAACGGATGAAATTTGTAATATTGTCTATATAGTAAATTACTGTGGATTGCTTCTAAGTTCTCTACAACTTCATTAAACACAGCACATGCATATTTGTAGTTAGCTATATTTTGATAATGTTCAGTATATATCTCTACAGTTAATGGTGATATATCTGCACCATCAACAATCATATCGGCAATCTTTGGATATTTCTTTTGTGCTTCTCTTATCTTCTTTAACTCATCAAATTTTTTCTTGTTCTTCTTATAGAACTTCATCATGACTTTTTTTAGCTTCTGCCAAGAATTCTTGTTCTTTTTGGCCTTTGAATTAAAGTCACCTTTGAAATCATTCATTTCAAGAATGATATGTGCTTTAGCTTCACTATATTCTAATTCAGTATATTGGCTACCAGAAGTTGATGGTTCTGTTGTAGAATCTACTACTGTTTCTTCAACTTTAGGAGGTGTTTCAGCGGCTGTATTTGGTTTAGCTTCTACCTTTGCCTTTTCAACTGGTTCACCCTTATCATCTAATTCTAAGTTAGGTATATTCTTACATATATCAAACTCTTTACCGCCTAATGCACCTGATATCGCATCTTTTGCATCTGTTATTACACCAGCGGCACCTTGTAAAAGTGGTGGTAAAATGTTCTTTAATGCACCTGTTAAAACACCTGCAGCTAAACCCTTACCAAAATCTTTTTCAATTGCTGCAACAGCAGCACCTACGGCAATAGCATCTTTGAATTTTGATAGACCTGCTAATTCAGCTTGTAAGTTTTTTGGTTTAGGTATCTGTGAAACTAGTTTTCCTTTTATTTCATCAGCAATACCTTCAGCCTTGGCTTGAAATTCTTCTAACTTATCTAGATCAACCGCATCAGTTAACGTATCAGCCATTTCTTTTGTCTTGTCTTGTAGACCTTTTAAAGCTTCATTAGTTCCACATCCTTTAATCATTATTATCCTCCAGCATAAACATCTCCAGAACCTCCAGTCATACTACCAGCATCCGCTGAATCACCTATCCTTGCAATTTCTTTACCAACAACATATACTGTACCACTTCCAGCATTTACATTTGCTACATGTGGTGCACAAGGTGGATCAGGTGGAAAAGGATGTGATACTGTTGGGTCACTTTTCCTGGCAATAAGTATATTGTTTGCATACACCGTACCTTGACCTGGAGTGTCTAGTGTAGTTGTACCTGCACACCCATGACCAGTGCTTAGTGAATCTCCTTTTCTACACACTTCTGGCATTATAGACCCGCCACTGAACTAATAACCCATAACATAGCAATAGTAATGCATATCATTATAAGAAATGTCATATCTTCACCTTTTCTCTATTTTTAATATGTGCTTCAGCAATATCATCTTTTGATTGACCAAAATAAGAAACTGCATGATATTTCTGAATCATGAGTTCATTTAATATAGTACCATCTTCTAATTTAAACTTTCCTAATATTCTACCAAACTTACCAGTACCATCTTTCTGAGTCACAAGAATTTGTGATGATCCTTTAGGTAAATACTTTTGAACAAAAGCTTTAGCCGCAAGACCATATTTCTTTTCAACTTTATCTCTTGTTCTAGATTCAGGTGTATCAATTCCAGCAAATCTTACTCTTTCTTTATGCAACCAAACACCGAATCCTAAATCAATATCTACATCCGCGGTATCACCATCAATAACTCTTAATATTTTACATCTATATTCATACATTATTTTACACTCCTAACTGTGCCGTTATTTTGTACTTGAAAAGCAGAAAAGTCTACCTTATCATATTCTTTCTTGAGTGAAAGAAAGCTCTTCAAGTTATTTTTATCATCATCAAAAAATCGCACTCTCTCAAAGTCACCTGAACTCAGATACTTTTGAAATATTTTTCTCTTAGCTGCAGCAGCACTACCACCAAGATTACCAGCTCTTTCAACATGTACCTTATCAATGTCTATCCCGTGCGCGCGGAAAGTATCTAAGAATAAGTCTCTATCATCCATATCAGAACGAGCTGTAATAATAATTACTTTAGAACCACGTCTTGTGGCATTTCTAATAATAGCTTTTGCCTTCTTTACCATTCTACCAATTGGCATTGCTGTCTGTTGAAATATCTTTGCAGATTTAAACTCACCAAAATCCCACTCTTCATCTTTCTTTAATTTGTACTTATTATATTGTATTGGTGGAAGTTCTTTTACATCACCTGTTTTTTTATTTTTAACTTTTACTTTAGCAGAAGTTCTAAACAATGTATCATCAATATCAAATACAGTAAGGCCTTTTCCTGCGGCTTCTTCTAATACTTGTGCAAATGATTTCATTTCTTTATCAATCTAAATATTTGTTGAGCTAGATGTATACCACCATGATGATCATTAAGGTAATGGAATCCAGCTTTAATTCTACCAATACCACATTCTAATCCAGCAGTCATAATTCCATCAGAATAATCTGGATATTTGTTTGCGACATATAAACCTGCTAAATAACCTTGTGTAGAGTGGCCACTAGGATATGATCTTGTCTTATTAGTTTTACTTGGTAATCTATCTAGTTCAGGCATACCTAATTTTCTAGCGGCTTCGTATGGTCTGTCTTTTGAAAACTTTCTCTTAAAGAACTTAATAGTTTCTATTGCTTCATTTTCTAATTGATAAACTTCTCTGCCTGGAAAATCTAAACCATTCTCATTACAAAATTGTTTTACTGCATAAGATGGGTCTTCATCATGAGCTTTGACTGAAGCTTCCCAAAAAGGAGTTCTTGTTTCTATCTCACTTATAACATAATCAATCTTATCTTCAGAAACCTCTTCAGGTTCAGGCATATCGATAAAAGCCATGGCTAATTTTGGTAGGAATTTATTTTTTTTTGCCATTCTTCATATCCTCAATATCTTTTGCATTCTTTGCTATATCTACATTTTGAATTGAATCAATAATCTTTTGAGCTTTTTCTGCATCAGTATCTTGATGAAGATCTTTATCAACAATTTTTTCTAGTTTAAGAAAAGGAATTCTTTCATTCTGAACATATCTCCATGTATAACCATCTTCATTGTAAATACCAAAAACTGTTTCTGTAAATCCTATCTTTATAATAAGTGCAGGCTTTCCTTCTAATAATACTTTATCACCTTCATTGAAAGATTTACTCATTCTAAATCTTGCACCTTTTGCAAATCCTGTAGACCAATCTTTTATCCACATACCAACTATTATAGAACCTATGATAGCAGCCCAAGGACCGAGTAGATTCCAGATGTTTAATATTTCTGAGTTCAAAAGTTCATTCATTAGTTCAAATCAATTCTGTTAGCATCAATATCTAAGTCTCCAGTAATAGCTTCGGTGACATTTCCACCTACTGTTTCACTGACATCGCCCGTTATATTTTCTGTTCTATTGCCTTTGATTGTTTCAATATGATTGGCCTTTGTACCAATTGTTATATCATTCAATGCTGATATATTTAATTTATCAGTGATGATATGAGTATGTCCGAGTTTAGTAAACATATCTCTTTTACCTGATACAATTTCATTCATATTAGTAGTCACAGTTAAATCTTCTGAATCTCCAATAGTTGTATTTCTTGATTTATCTACAATTCTTATTTCATGACCACCTACACGAGTTGTATAGTCTTCATTTATATTTGCAGAATATGCTTGACCAACTTCAATTAATTCATTATTACCAATTGCAGTATTACGAGAACCTTTTACATTTACTGTATAATCTTTTTCTACTTCTAAATGGTAATTACCTTTAATCAGTTCACGTACATCTCCATCAATAGTAATATCTACACTACCTTTTACATATACTTTATCATTACCAAATATTACAGTATAGTTATCACCTCTTATAGCTAAGGTCTTATCACCATTATCTTGTATCTCCCAGTTAGTACCTGTTCTATGAAATGTAGATATTCTTTGGTTTCCTGGTGTATCATCAACTTCAAATACATGACCTGACTCTGTGACCTGTACTTTATTGAATGGGTAATTTGGTTCTTTACCTCTCTGTACTTCAGGCATATCCCAAGTATTTCTTGTAAATTTAGGATCATCAGCTTCATCAATACTTACAGTTTTTAAATGAGGTGGTATAGCAGTTTCAACTTTTGTTTGTCTTAAGTCTACCTTCTGAGAATATGATGGATGATTCTCAAACTCTTGTGTGGTGGCTGGTTCAGGAGTATCGATACCATCAGATCTTTTTGGATGAGCTCCTTTAGGATCATTGAATCCAAGTTCTGGATTTTTTGAATATGGTCGTGATGGTATTGTTCCAACAATAATGCTTTCTTGCATATCTGCACCATCAATAAAATAACCTACTACCCAGGAACCATTTAAAATACCTGTGGGTGATGTACCTATTCCAGCTAAAGAAGCAGATGTGACAGGCATTACAACATGTGACCATGGTAAATCTTCTGTTGGTATTAATTTCTTGTCATCTGTATGAAGACCGTAAACACGAACCTTAACTCTACCCATCAATTCTGGATCGCTTCTATCTTCAACAACACCT